TTGTCTTACATAACTAGTTGTGAACTAACTTTAACATCAGAATGCCACAACGGAAGTCGAAGCAGTTCACTATAAATTTTTGATTAGAACTGTAGTACAGCGTAATCGTATCTGAGTGTCAATTCAATATTGACTGGCTCATTTGCAGACCAATCAAGTGTGCCGAAGTTAGCCTGTTGGATATAAGTTCCAACTAATTGCCATTCTTCTACTATATCACCTACAGGTCCAAGAACATTAAATGTTACGTTTTTCTTATAAAAGTCTGAGTATCCATCACGACCAGTTACAGATTCATGTGATAATCTTACCCATTCCATTGTTGCTTGCGCAGCGGAAGGTACAACTGGATCATACATTGTTATTGTCAAGGGCTGCCAATCGCCTTTCCCTTTTACATAACGTTTTACGTTGATATGATCTAACGTGATGTCTTCGAAATTAATTTGAGGTCTTGCAGCTGCTTTAATTGTATAAGCTGGGATTCCCTCAATATACATAATGAAACGATTTTGAACTTTTGGCTCAAATTGCGTGAACATTATATCTGTCGGATCTATCAGCTGTGGCATTCTATTTCTCCATTAAAGGTTTTATTACATTCAGTAATAAATATCACGAACTCAGGAAAAATAGCATATAAAAGAAAAAAGCCCAGAGGATTAGTCTGGGCTTTTTAACTGTTTTTTAACCAGGATTTTTAGTTAAAAGTTGCTCCTGACGGTTCAACAACAAAGTCTAGAACGATAAATTCAACAGACCTTGCGGGCTGTATAAATATCTGTCCTACCAGCTGATTTCTATCAATCACATCTGGTGTGTTGTTACTGTCATCCATTACAACTCTAAATCCAGTAAGACCTTGGTTAGCTTGTACAGAATCAAGATAAGGGTTAACTATATTTAAGAACCTTGCTCTTGTTGCAACTGTATTGTTTTCAAACAATAAGTAGCGTGAAGAACTAGCAATAAATTTCTTAAGTCTAATTAACAACCTACGTACGTTAATTCTATCAAGTGCTGACGGTGCAGCTTGAAGTGTCTTTTGTCCAAAAACAACAACACCTTGACCTGGGAATGATGCAATAGGATTGATCCTATTTTCATACAGTAGGTCTCTTTCAGCGTGTGTTAATCTTGTTTTTGCTTCCAATACACCTCTTAAACCACCACGATTCAAACCAGCAGGTGCAAACCATTCGTGTGCAACTCTATCATTTTGAGCTATCACACCAGGAATAACAACTGAAGGTGGAACCCATACAGGTATGTTTACTGTGTCATCGAGTAGCTTAACCCAAGGATAATATGTAGCAGCATAGTTTGTATCAACACTAGTAATAGCATTGATTGCTGTTGTTATACCATCACCCCAGCCTACAGAATCAAATACATAAAATGCATCACCTCTGTCTTGTACAGTTTGCTGTGCAAGATTGATTGGGCTTGGATGTAAGCTATAAATAAGACCAGGTGTCGAGAGCATATTAATATCAAACTCATCAGCATTGCTTAAGGCTTTTATACCTCTTTCATAAGCAACAGAACCACTTGCTGTAGCTGAAGAGCAATCGAATCCTTGCTGATTTGTTGCTGTAATATTCTTACCTGTGTTCTTCTTTATTGCTGGATTAACTCCGTCAAATCCACCTTGTAAAGGTACAAAGAATTTTCTTTGTGCCACATTTGATTTGGCAAGACTTATTGGATTAGAACTAGAAGCGAAAGTAGTTGCTCCACCAAACATAGATGCCCTTGCTTTATCATCACCAGTCATATCTTCTAAACTAAAAGATGGGTTGTGATATACAGCAGAATCAGTAGCTAACGGCATTAAGAAACTTCTATTGTCTTCTTTTGAGAAGTCAAATCCGAAGAATATGCTTGTATCATACTGACTAGTTGTTGAGCTTACTTGTGTTGAAGTAAAAGTGTTTGCAGGAAATCCAAGAGAAGATGACTGTTCTATTGACATCGATACTGGAAATCTCAAAGCACTGTGCCCCATTGGAACTAATCCTTTTGCAAATCCACCTTCATTAAGTGTAGCACTTCCTGTTATGAAAACGTACTTAGATAGATTAGGCCATTCAGCATCACCGTTGTAATTAACTTTACCGTCTGAATCAACAGAGATCCATCTTGTACCGATTCTTCTACAAATAAAGTTTGTTGACTTAGGATCTAAGTTTAAGTTATCAAACTGTTCTACAATTTCATCATCTGTAGTTGCAAATGTCTGTTGGTCGATCTTTCTTATTTGTAAACTAAAAGTTCCAAAATCTGATCCAGCAACTTCAGAAGCTTGTTTAACATTTAATATACCAACTTTAAAATACTTATTTGTTTCTGTTTCACCATCTGCTCTTAAAGCAACTTGAAATAATGCTTCTGAATTACCGTCTTGCTTTTGACTTAATATAGAAGGCGTGATAGCTTTCTTATAATCTTGCAAGAGGTTTAATGCAGAAACAGATCCAGTTATTGTTGATCCACCTGAAGCATTTGCTGCTGCAGCTGTTGGAAATTGCTTATAGATATAAAACGGTGAGTTACTTCCTTGAGCCTTACTTGATATTGGGCTTTCAGAAAAGACATCCTTGTAATATTTGTTACTAGTAGAATCAAAAGAAGCAGATGTCTGATAGCTACCTGATGTCACTGTAAAAGCGCTAAATGTTCCTGAGACATATGTGTCAGCAAGAGGAGTTACCTCACCCTCTGTCAGGTTGTTTGGTGCTAATACTAAGAGTATTTCATTATCATCAGATCCAGACTTCTCAGCAGCGATCTGAACAACATTAGATTGGTAACCTCCGATTCCCAATATTCTAACAATTGTTACAGTTCCTGCACTTCTTAGATATTCTCTAGCAGTTATCGGCACGTAAAAACGATCATCTAAAGATCCAAACATCTCTTCAAACTCTTGGAAATTACGAATTATAGTAGGAACAAAAGCAGGCCCTTTTTTAGTAGGACCTACAAGTGCAGCACCTATTTCAGCAACTCCTTGAGGTAAGAAAGAGAGATCTTTTTCACGAGTAAATACGCCCGGTGAGACAATTCTCTCTGCCATTTAATTTCTCCGTTAAGTGTTTTTTAAGAGTACAATTTAAAAATAAATATGCATTTGACTCCTCAAAATGCACATAAGTTATTAACCCTCTTCAGCTGGAGCGGCTTCTATATCGCTAGCTTGCGGTGGTTGCGCATTTGGTGTGAATACACCTGTTGCTGGATCTAAAGATCCTGCACCGTATTTGTCATTAAGTTCTTTTGCGATCTCTTGCTCTTGTTTAGATAAATCATCTAAAGAAGACATGATTGCCTCTTCTTGCTCTATCAATCTTTCAGCATTTTTTTCGTGAGCAATCTGTTGCATTTTAAGACCACCTAATTGCATTTGAATCTGAGAATAAGACTGCTGAACATCATTCAACTTTTTCATTTCATCTTCAGTAAATTTAATTTCGTCTGCCATTTTTAGACTCCTTTGTAACGTTTATTTCTTTAATATATATTCACTAACTTTGTCAAAAATAAGATTATTTTCCTAAGTCTTTTAAAAATCTTTCTAATTCGTTGGTGTTTCTGACGATATTAACAGCATCACAAGTAGGATAAGGGTTAGAGCTCCCATAATCATTAATAATAGTTCTGTTTGCATGAAATAAATTGAATATAATATCGTCATATTTAATGCCTTCTCTCTTTAATTGTTTTAGTGTTTTTTCTTCTGCAGACTTGTGTCTTGCAGTTGTTATAATAATATAAACTTTTCCTGTGTCATGTAGTCTATTTAAAAACTCTATATTTTCTTTTATACCTTCTGTTTCTCCCCAGTAAGGCGGTGTATATTTTCCTGAACTCTTTACAAGTGTTCCATCTAAATCAACAAATAAAGTCTTATATTGTCTTACATAATCAAACCAGTCTTCTTTTGTTCCCCAGTCAATATAATTTTTTGCCTGTACGGGTGAAAATTTATAGCCTCTTTGTATCATCTCTTTTATAATGTGTGACAAATATAAGTTATTGTTTCCGTGTGATAGTTCTTCAAATAATTCACAGTAAACTTCAGCACTTGCAAAAGAATAACTACCACAACCAAATGTAGAAGAGATTACTTTTTTCTCTACAATGTCTGTAATTGCGCCGTTTTTTATTTTAATATAACTCTTATTTGAAGGGTTTATTGATGTTGTGTCATTGAGGTCATAGTAACACATAAAATTTCCTTCTTGTACTTTAAAAGAAAATTTATTGTCTACTTCTTTTATTATTATCTGACCTGTTATATTTTTCTTTTTTATTGCCTCATAAACAGTGTGTGGCTGATTCATTGTTTGTTTATCTAAAGTAATTATTTTTGTCTTATCTTTTATTCCTATTTCTTCTATACACATCTGTATTGCATCGTGACAATTATATTTTTCAATATGGTCTGCTAAGAATACAAAATATACATTATCAATATTTTTAAAATCCATTTCTCTTAAAGCTTCAACAATCATCCAGTTTCCTTTTGGATGTGTTAGCATCCATTTAGGCTTTAAACCTTCAAATCTAGTTGATAGCCCTGCAGCTGTAACAATTAAGTTTTTCATTTTATTCCTCTTTAAAGTCTTCTTCCCATCTCTCACCAAAGTTATCTCTTTGAGATTCTACTTTATATTCTGTCCATTCATACTTTGGCCACTCTAAATCTAATATTCTTGACGGTACTGGTTTAAAAATTTTATGTGTAATTTCATCGCTTATCTCTAGTGCTTGATCTATATTTTTTGCTCCATCATGCAAATATAATTCAGGTTCTTTTAAAAAGTCTTTTAATTTTGTGTTAAAATTAGAACAGTAGTGTGTACCAATATAAGCTTCAGTTCTTATGTGTTTGTCATAATGTTCGCTTTCATATTGTTTAGCAATGCCATACTTTTTTGTAAAACTTGGTGTCTCATGAGGTATGTCAAAAAGGTCAATTAAATCTTCTTTGTGTCCAAAAAATATGTGGTCTCTTGGATGAAACGGAAATGGAGAAAAAACGCCTCCTGTAATTATACTATTCTTTGGTTTTGCGCTGTCATTTATAAATGAAAATTCTCTCTTCTTATTATCCATAAAAAAGTTATACATTTCCATCATGCATTGGTGTGAGTATTTTTGATCTGATCTCACTTTAATTGCATACTTTGTCTCTACAGAACTTAAACCAACATAAGATGATTTTATTTGTAAATTTCTGTTTCCTGTTCCTGGATCTTCGGGAATTGAGCTTAGAATAAATTTTGTTCCTTGTCTAAATGCTGGTGCTTTATCTCCGTCCCAACAAGAAACTATAACATTATTAATAAAGTACAGCTGTTGATAGTGACTTATTAATTCATCGACATAGCTATTATACTGACCTTGTATTACAATATCTAATTTTTCTTTTGGCTGTTGTTCTTCTTTAAAGTCGATGCTTATTATTAGTTGCCCACTGTGCTTTGCCCAATCAGAAAATGTCTTTAACCAATTATCATCTAATATTTTTTGTGAAGTATCATCATTGTCTCTAGTATACACTGCTTTATAAAACTTTGCTTTTGGCAAGTATAAGTCTCTAAACTTTTTAAAATTTTCATACCATCCATCAACACCCCAAAGATGAAACTCACAAACTACTTTAGCAACATTATTTGTTATCCAGTCAACATTGTCTTCTGTAAATATAGAGTATTCATCTCCTTCACAATCTATTTTTAAGAAGTCTATTTTCTCTATCTTGTTTTCTTCAATAAAACTTTTAAATGTAATAAATTCACTATCTAAATTATTTCCGTAAGCATCACCTTCTTTGTATTTTTGTGATTCATTGGAGATGCCTTTTTCTATAATGTTTACATTGTGCTTGTCTAAATTTAGATGTAGTGACTCATGTAATTTTTTTGAAGGTTCTACACAGTAAATTTGTTTTGTATTTCTATTACGAAGTGTGTATGAAAATGCTCCAACATTTGCTCCAATGTCGACAACAATATCACCTTCTTTTACACTTAGCTCTCTTTCATACAGTCTTCCTGCAATAATTTCGGAATCAAGTTCTTCAGCAACTATTCTTTCATTTCCTATCTGTGTAAAATTTTTATCTAGTTTATTGTTTTTTATATTGTTATCAACAAAAGATTTTAACTCAGGAATGACATCAAATCTTAAATTAATATATGTAAATAAGTCTTTTGATTCTCTGATTCTATTGACATAATAGCCCGACCAAGCCTTATTAAACCATAATCCTTGCTCTACTTCTTTTTTAAAAAGTTTTGGTGGGTTTGTTTTTAAGAAACTGATTCCGATACATGAATTTGTATACACATCTTGCCAATAGTCTTCTATGCAATTTGCCATATAAAGACCTTGAAAATAATATCCTTCTGGTCTTTCTGGTTTTAGCGCTATTGCATGCAATACGCACTGTCTTGCAGATTCGTTTCTTTCTGTGTTATTATAAAAACACTTTCCCATATACAATAAACATTCATATGCTTGTTCATCATCGTATGTTCTTTCAGCACACCTACTAAAAAAAGACTGTGCTCCTGCCCACTGTCCTAAATCATAATATTCTTTTGCAAGATTATAACATGTATCAGGATCCCAAGGATCATTAATAAATTCTTTTAAATACTTCACGGTATGTTTCTCTCATCTTCTAACATCCAGTCAATAACACTTTCAGGAACTTTTAACAAAAAGCCTGCATTATCTTCAAACCCTGTTGTTATTAATAAATCATCTCCTAGCTTATCTGCACCGCAGCAAAACTCTACTTGTCCAGTCATAAACTTAAACGGATTTGAAACATGTATTAAGTTCCACTGATTATCCCAAGCAATTAATTTATGAAAATAAAATGCATCTTTATTTGCGTCACCTCTGTCGTAAAAATACCAATAATTTGTATCATGCACAATTGCTATCCAACAATTCTTCCATCTTATAACTTGTGAAGAGCCTCTAAGCTGTCCGTAATGTTGTTGCCATTCTCCAGTATCTAAAGCTACATTTGCTATTCTATTTTTTAAATCTACTTTTACTAGCTCTGTAGGATTTGACCATCTAATAAAATAGTTTGGCATGTCTATAACAGGCATCCAATTTTTCTCTACTTCTGTTTCTCTTCCTACTGGCGGCATTATACTTATTCTTTCAGTCTCAATAACTCTGTCTTTTCTAACTTCAAGTTTTGAGTATTCCATTCTTCCTATGCCGTTGTCATTTGTATCTCTTCTTACACCGATTAAATAAAGATTATTATTCCACTTTACAAGTCTACCGTCTTCAAGGCCGTGAAAAAGCCACTTTGGCTCGACATCATGCTTAGAAGTGTCTATCTTCATAGTATAATTTTCTTTAAAGTCTTTTGTAAATGAAGCAAGAAAATTTTCTGTAACTAAAAACCTGTCAGCATCTCTGTGTATATAAGACATTGGTCCCCACTTGCTTTGATATTTTCCACCTTCATCCATGTAATGCTGTGCACCTATTGAATGAAATAAATTATATTTTACATTTCTTATGTTGACTAATATTTCTTCTCCTAAAACTAATACAGATGGGTTTGTAACACCTAAGCCTTGAGTTTGTGTGTTATCTACATGAAGTGGTATTATTTCGCCACCTTCTTGCAATGATAATCTTGCTAAGCTCATTTCCAGTCTGGACCTAAAAACCATGCAACAAGACTGTATCTTGTGCCTTTTGTAACATTTGAAACACTGTGCCTAATAAATGAGGGAAAGTATACTGAAGTTCCTTTTTCTCTCATTGCAAGTGCTGCTTCATCTGACGGAAACTCTTCTAAATTTTCAAAACAAAGTTCTCCACCTTCATACTCAGATGAGTCTGTAAGCTGCACAGTTACAGAAAGTTTTCTTTGAGGCGTCTCATAAATAAATAAATCTGCATGAGAATGATAATACTCACCTTCTTCATAAGATGTAAATTGTATAAAGTCTAATTGATTGTATTCTATTTGAAAATAGTCTGTGTTTGCAATCGCTGCTTTTTCCCAGAACCTTTTAAAGATCCAGTCTGTTTCTCTGCTTGCGTTTATAAAAGCTCTTTTGCTTTTTCTATAACTGTAATCGACTATAGAATTTTGAGCACCTAACATTCCTTCTTCTAATTTTTGAGACAGACCTAGCTTTACTATTTCATCGCATTCATCACTTGTAAAACTATTGTTTAAATAACACCACTCACCATTCATTGCTTTCCTCCACACTAAAAAAGAATACCATAAATAACCTTCCGTTTTCTATTGAATCACCAAAATATGGTGCAGCAGAATGAAAATATCTACCGTCGAAAAGAATAAGTCTATTATAAACATTTGAAACACTATCGATTTTTTCCCACGGTGTAAAGTCTTGCCATCCTGTTTCAAATAATTTATCTACTGCTTCTTTTCCTAAATTTTTTATTGATGTATAACCTGTCTTTCTGTGAACATAAAAGTCTGTTCCAGAAGATGCTGGTGCATTCGGTGTCAAATATAAAACACCTGCTGAATTGCACTCATCTGCATGAATTACTTGTTCTGTGTATTGATCACACCATTGAAAACAACAATTTGTTCCTCCGCCTTCTTCACTTAAATTAAAAGTAGTTATCTTTTTATTTAATAACTTTTCAAAATGCGGCTTAAATTCAATACCCCATTTTTGTGGCTCTGTCCTAACTCCTGCACTTCCTCTTTGTTTGTATGTATCTTTTAGTAAGAGTGCACGATTTCTGAGTTTATTTGGGTTTTTTAAAAAATTATCAACTACTACTATTCTTGGAGAATCATTATTAATCGAGATCATAGTTGTGTGCAGAAAGTAACCATGTTGTAGCAATATACTTGTCTGAAGATATTGGCACTTCACCGTTATGCACATAAGGCCACGGTGCAGGCCATACTACAAATGTGCCTGCTTTTGGCTTAATCTTAAGACCTGAATAGAGAAATGTTGTTTCTCCACCTTCTTCAATGTCATTAAGATAAAACATCGTAACTAACATTCTTCTACAATTAGCTTTTAAATTAGGCTCTTCTGTATGATATTGCTGATAGTGTCCTATGCCTTTTTCATACTTTTGTATTTGCCAAGAATTATAAACTGACCCTTCAGAGAACATTAAGTACGGATCGTATTGATCTAATTTTCCTAAGCTTTCGATGTATTTGTTTATGTGTTGGTTGGATACATCACACAATGTGTCCATAACATCACCTTCCCAAAGCATTAAATCAGTTGAATTCTTAGTGGTTAAATCTTCACCGCCGTTTGTTGTTCCTTGAAAGTGATCTTGTTCATTACTATTAAAATATTCTAGTATATTTTTACACTGTTCTTCAGACAGCGCACCTTCATAAATTCCTATTGTATCATTAAAGTTCATTTTTTAACCTTTATTTATTATATATATTGTCTATTATTTTAAAAATTAAGTTTAATTTTAGTGTCCTGCGAATAGGACTGTTCCGCCTAACCAGCGCTTACCGTGTCTCATATGAATCATCTGATTATTGTCTTCATCATACATTTGCCAAATTAATACGAACCGCTAACATTATTTCCTACCCAAAACATATTACATGTGGGACAAAATGAACCAGTCACAAAATCCCCTATCTCTTCATCACCATTTTCAAGATCGTGAGTCGAACATACCTTTAGTACTGAACCTGAGGTTGCTCCACTTGTACTGATAACACTATAATTTTCTGTAGTGCATTTGTATATTGACTCGGATAATTGTGTTGTACCATCGCAACTTCCACTATGTATTAGACTCATATAATTATTCCTTATGAAATATAGACACCGAAACGAAGTGTTCCCATATTGGAACCATAACCATATGATCTTATAGTTACCGAATTACTGGTAAATGTAACTGACGGAAACCTTAGCCATACTCTTTTACTGTTACCACTACTACTTGATTCGTAATAAAGAGCATTTGCGTTCACACCTGTTCCACTCGAAGCAGGCGTACCATTAAGTTGATTCCATCTACCTACTGTTGTACCTGAGGTGACTTGAATCCATCCACTACTGTGATTGTATGTTGTATTTGTGGTAAGCGATGTAGTTTGAATGCCAGTAACTCCGCTTGAAAAATTTTGAAAAATATCATCGGTGTTATAGGTTATCGATACTATCTGAGCATCAGACCTAAACGATGTTCCTGAATCAAACCTAAAGAAGAATTGTCCTGAAGCACCAACAACAGATTCACCTACATAACTAATATTAGAAAGGTCTACTGTGTTTATTTCTAAACCAGTACCTTGGTTTCCTGTCCATAACTGATTACCAGTTGTAGGATAAGCGCCTGCTGAAGGACCCGAAGAAGCTGAATGGTCATAGCTATAAAATTCTGACATCAGGTGTGGTGCAACACGATTAGGTCTGTTTACACTAGAATTATTAGTATTTATTGTGGCTACACTACCATCCGATTGACCCGCTAGCGATGAGTTTGCTGTGGTAGAAGTTACACCAAGTTCGGTGTTAATCTCACTCATCTTAATTTGACCACTACTTGCTAGAGCCATTCTTCATCTCTTTCATTTGTTTTTGTAGGTCTTCTATTTGTTTCTGTTGTTCCTTCATACCCTCTATAAGAACCGCTGATAATTTTTCATAATCTACAGTTTTATATTTGTCTAAAACTTCATCATCTTTATCTTTCCACAGCAGCATGTCCTTTTCACGAACTACTTCAGGCAATACCTTTTCAACTTCTTGAGCAATTACACCAATATCTTTTTTACCTTTTCTCTTACCACGTGTCCAAGTGTATTCAACACCCCTCATTTGTAAAACCTTATCAAGAGCAGAGTCTATCGTTTCCACATCTGTTTTCACTCTTTCGTCTGATATTGTGGTTGAGAAAGCGATTACATCACCATCAGAATGAAAGTCTCCTCCATTTTCAAATAATGCTTCATTCGCATTATTTACCAATACCTTAACTCCATCTGTATGATGGAAAAATCCATCATTTTGACTACCGAACTGAAGCGCAGGATAGTCAGCACTTCCGTCTGGAAGTTGTACAGGACCAGCAAAGAGAGCACCATACGCAGGATTGGCACTAGTCCAAAGCAACCTCATCGCCTCTACCAAGTTACCTGTATTGTTGTCACCAACTTTGAATATCAAAGTAGTTGGTGAATCGTCAGTGGCGTTATTACCAAAGGTGCCACGAACTTGGTTTTCTATCCGCCCGACTATTCCATCATTAGCGCTAGTATGATCATCGCCTGATGCCTTAAAATCTATACGACCTATAACATCATTTGTGGTCATACTGCTATGTGTATTGTCAATTATTAAAGTTGGTGGAGCTGTAGTTCCAGAGCTAGGATTTTGTATAATTACTTGCTCACCTTCAATTTGTAAATATCCACTGTTGTCAATTATCAGATTAGTACCATCACCATAGATAGATGAATCAAATCCTGCGGCAGCCGCACCAGTTCCAAATGTAAGTTTTGTGTTATCATAGAATTTCATCATATCTGCTGACATATCCCAAATTACTTTTCTAGCAGAAGTGTCACCAAAAAATGTTACATCAACACCAGTTCCATCTATACCAAATTCAACTGGAGCACCTGAGAATCTAGATTGATCTTCGGCAAAATGAACCCTTTCACCAATAGCTTTGATTGTAACATTGTTGAATGCATCTGAGTCTTGTGTGTCACCTATTGTCATCGTTTGACCGTTTACAAGTATTCCACCATTTTGAGCATTATGACCAGCAGTAGACATCTTTAATTCAGAATTACTTGTTGCGTTCAATGACAAAATAGTACCATCAAAAGTCATGTTGGCTTCTGAGTTTATTGTGGTTGAACTTACGGAAGTTAGTACTCTATTATTGGTACTATTAGTATAGCTTGTAATACCTGCATTTGGTCCAGTTGGACCTTGCGCACCATTGCTGCCTGCTGGTCCTTGTACACCATTATTTCCAGGAGTTCCGTTATTTCCAGGTGTTCCAGTAGGTCCTTGAGGTCCAGGAGCATTAGATCCGGGTCCTGTTGGTCCTTGTGGGCCTGTGACGTTAGAGCCTGGTCCTGTTGGTCCTTGAGGTCCTGTGACGTTAGAGCCTGGTCCTGTTGGTCCTTGAGGCCCTGTGACATTAGAACCTGGTCCTGTTGGTCCTTGTGGGCCTGTGACATTAGAACCTGGTCCTGTTGGTCCCTGAGGTCCAGGAGCATTTGAAGGATTTCCAGCTGTACCTTGCGGCCCCTGAGGTCCAGGAGCATTAGATCCTGGTCCTGTTGGTCCCTGAGGTCCAGGGGCATTAGATCCGGGACCAGTAGGTCCTTGAGGCCCAGGGGCATTTGAACCTGGTCCTGTTGGTCCTTGAGGTCCAGGGGCATTTGAACCTGGTCCTGTTGGTCCCTGAGGTCCAGGAGCATTAGATCCGGGTCCTGTTGGTCCTTGAGGTCCAGGAGCATTTGAACCTGGTCCTGTTGGTCCCTGAGGTCCGACAGCATTTGAAGGATTTCCAGCTGTACCTTGCGGTCCTTGTGGGCCTGTGACGTTCGATCCGGGTCCTGTTGGTCCTTGAGGTCCTGTGACATTAGAACCTGGGCCTGTGGGTCCTTGAGGACCTGCGAGGGCTGCGTTTGTTATTGTTGATTTTTTCCAAACACTAGCGGAACTGTCGTAAACAGGAATAAGATCTCCTCCTACAGCACTTGTAAATGTGGCAAAATCAGTTAAAGCAGAATTTAATAAAGTTGACTCATTAGCTTCTGTC